TGCTTTATTCATTGCTCCGGTAAATTGATTCATTATATCACCAGCACCCTCAACACCCATTCCTTTCATAGCCATACCTAAGAGACCTCCCTTTTTGCCGAATGCTCCTATACTCTTTCCAATTTTAGTATCAGGTCCTAATAGTCCGCCCCAAGGTTTTTTCTCTCCTGTTTCAGCAATATCGCTTTCTACCTCGACCGCACCAAGGTTCGGTTTTGCATTTTTACCAGATGAGTTTGCAGAATCTACATCTGTTGTCTCTGTTTCAATATATATAGGAACATCAGGAGTCTTTTTAGTAATATTTTGATTTTGTTGTATTACATTTCCCGAAACGTCGGTTGATGAGGATTCGTTAAAACCACCTTGATTTATATCTGCGCTTAGTGCATTCATATCAATCTTTTGACTGTCACTAGGTGGAGATAGATTCAGAGTTTGAGGCTGCCCCAATAAACCACCACTTGAAGATTGGTTTAAATATTGTTCAGTCTCTTCATCTAATAAAGATGGTATATCAAAATTACCAATCCCCTGTAACTCCGGATAAATCAGGGGGTAGTTATAGTCCTGACATTCGGCTATATCACCAGCATAGTCGTAGCTTTCGCAGGATATCTCTTCATACTGCTTCGACTCGTCATTCCATTCGAATACGACCTTAGTATTAATCTTCATTCAGGCTCTACAAGATAAAATCATTACTGAGTAAATTTAAACATTACATTGTCAACCAATCAAGAAGTTTCTTTGCCTTTTTCTTTTTCTTGCCATCGATACTAGTTTTTTTGCATGGAAAAGCTTTATCAAGGGCAATCCAGACAGCATCCATAATATCATCATGTCTTCCCCTTGGATAACTTAAAAACTCTTTTTGTGCTGTTATATCCTCTGGACGAAAGAAAAATTCCTTCTTTGCAAGCATAGGGACAAGACTAATCAAACGCTCTGACTTTCTAGTCCTAGGCTTGACCCCAGTCTCTAAACCGGGTATGTACAGGTTTTGTTCCAGCATTTGTTTACGGACTGCACTCCTTAAAGCTTCCTGATAAGCAGTAGTCTCTATCTTCATTCTACGAGGTTTAAATTTTTTGAACGTCTTAATAATGACATCAGGCTGGAGAGCAGGGTCGAGCCGAGTACGGTAAATATCGAGTATATACTTATTATTGTCGTTATCAACGCCAAGGGTAGCAATAACAAAGAAATCCGCACGAGCAGAAAGACTACTAGCAGGGTCAATTCCACAATAAACTTCAATAGGTTTAACATCTTCTCCTTCTCCTGTCTGTTTGACTAAGCAGGGTTGTCCCTCTCTTCTTTCAAACTCATAATGATGTAACTGGATATATTCTGGTTTAAAGGGTGCATCATCAGGCGACTGAGCAATATTCATATATTCCTGATAGAATCCATTGATATTACCCACACTCTGAAATTCCTCCTTTATCTGGAGAATACGGTCCTTTGGAAACCTCTCAGGCCAAATACTCTTCTCATCATCATCCCAGATGCTATACCATAGGGTTTTCCATGCTGAAGACTCCTTTGCCCAGCAAAGGAAACAATCTTCGCTAATTACTGTTCCAATCATGATAATTCTACCATCATCTGATAAAGAAGGTATCACCGCCTCTGTCATCCACTTTCTATTCTTTACTCTTCCCTCAGAAGTATACGCATTCAACTCTGACTCAAAATCATCTACTATAACTAGATTGGGACGCGTATCCCCCTCAATGAATCCACGAACCCTCTGACCAGTACCAACCGCAACTATCCTTGTTCCATTCACGAGTATAATATCCGAATTAGTCCATCTCTTTGCTGTCCTATGAGAATAGTCACCAAAGACCTCCCTGAATTTCTCAGAATGGTCAAGATGGTACTTTATCCTAGATAAGAAGTTTACGCTCTGAGACTGAGACTCGGATATGATAACTATGAAAAGGTCTTCGGTATCCATCTTAAAGGCTGCACTATGAAGTGGTAGAAACAAAGAAACCGCTGTTGACTTGGCTGTGCCACGGGGTGCTGCAATTAATACCCGGGACAAGTTCTTGTCTCCTATATGACTATAAATCTCGCCATGAAATGGAGGTGTAGTCCTCTTAGCGGCTGAAGGAAAACAATATCTACCGAAAAGACCAATATTGTTCTTAAGCTTCTTTAATGCTTGGAGCTTTTCATAATGCTCCTCGTAATCATTAACTATTGGGTTCTGAAGCATCCTCTACTACCTGCGTTGCTATAAGTTTCTTTTCTTCTTCGCTTATCTCATCAAGCATCTTTTTAGTTGAAACAGCCTCAATAGATGTTGTCGTCTTGGTCAAAGCCTTATCTTTCATGCCATGCATATCCTGTAAATTCTCTACAGCACGCAATAGATTAGAAACATCTCTCTTATCCTTGGCTAGGTCAATAGCTTTTCCAAATAACTCCATTGTCCAATCAGCTGTGTAACCATGCTCATTCAATAACTTTTGCAGTTCTTCTCTTACCATATCCCTAAATACCTCTGTTTTCATTCTACGTTTCCAAGAAATATGCTGCTGGTCAGTTAATGAGCCCAAAGCAAGGTCAATTGCCAAGTCTTTGTTCATTGTCTGAGCATAGCACATTGCAAGGTTCTTCATCTTCTCTTGTTTTTTAAGACCAGAGAAGTAAGTCCTTCCCTTTAGTGTATGCGGTGTGACACGCCCTTTTACATTAAACTTTTGAGTTGGATACTTCGGATTCCACATGAAATATCCCCAAGGAAGCCTGAGATAGACTGTATGCGTTCCCCTGTCATTAGGATATTTAGTCCTTTTTATGACCTCAGCACAGAAACCATCATCAGAAAGTGCCCAATCACCCTCACGAGCCTCTTTCCAGTAAACATATTCCTTTTCCTTAGAGTCCATCTCTTCCTGTTCGTATACTTTATACTCTGTAGGATTATTATCACCACGATGCTTTATAGAAACAGTAAACATTAACTGAATATCTTTGAGATAGGAAGAAGGACTAGCTTTGACTGATTGTCGTCTCCACCCATAACCGTCCTAACTTCTTTATTATCAATAAGATAGGAGATTCTATCCTTTAGTTTTTGAACTGAAATCACAAAAGAACCTATAATTTCTCCATTCAATGAAAGTTGATGTACCCAGTAATCAGCTTGAGTAATGGATATACCAGATGGTTTGCCCCAGCATTCAGTCTCAATGACTATATTACCGGTTTTTGCCCAGATATCTCTTTCGGTCTTAATCTCAATCTTGTCTCCATCTGAGAAAATCTTTTTAAACTTGTATTCACCAGACTTGCCGAACTCGAGGTCAACGTCAAACTTCTCTGTTCTCCAATCTGTATCCCTGATTTATTTAAACCTCTTCAATATTAATTCCCTTAAACTCATATCCTTAGGTGCTGGTGAAGTTTGATATCCAATATTAAATGGATATACTCCTAAATTTCTTGAAGTATAAGACCCTTCATGTGCAGGCAGCCCTCCAAATCCTTCTGGATACTTATGATACATTGTGGGATTATTACCAGCACGCCCTCGTTGACTAGAAATTATCCTTCCGTGTGGAGTAACAGTATTATCTTGGAAAAATATATCAGAACCATCACCATCTTGAATAGAAGTGCTTAACACTTCACTGCCTGCAGGATTAGTAGCTCTAATATAATTAGAGAAATCATGTTTTCTATCTTGGCTTCCAGTTACCCCAACTCCTGCCATTGGATTTTCCCATCCCTGTGGATAATCATATTCAAGAGGAGGATTATCATGTGGTACTCTTTGACCATTTATTGTATTAATGTTTCTTTCAGCTTCGCCTTGTATTACAGTTTGTAGCTGACTAGTGAGGTCATCAGCAGCATATGCTTTTTTAATAGCACCTTTCCTTTTTTTATACTCTCCTTTTTGTATGCCTCCATATAACACGTCTCTTACATATTGTAATAAACCATCCATTTTTTATTCTTTCAGCTCAAAATGAGGAAAATCATCAAACTTATTATCATCTACTTCAAAATTTTGATTCCAGTCTCCACCCCAGCGTAGATTGATACCTTTACTCTTAGCTATTCCTAGTACAAATCCTGCAAAGAGGTGAAATCTTTCACGGTCATTCCAATCAATCGGATAAGGAACCACATCAACGGCACGAGAAGGACTATGGTTATGCCTACCTTTAGGATATTTAACTTTTGTTTTGCCCTCTTCGTAAAGAGCATTCTGTCTATCT